CGTGCATATGATCGCGACATACGGGTTCTTGTCAGCCGAAGAGACTGCTGCATTTGCCGCAAACGAACAAAAGTATTTGATAAAGGCTGTTTACGAATGGGAGCATAAAGACGTTACCGGAAACACGCGCATAAAATTAGAAAATACGTTGGGGATGGTATCCAGTTGGATGTTTTTTTTCCGACGAAGTGACGCGTTTATGCGAAACGAGTGGAGCAATTATACGAACTGGCCGTACGAGTACTTGCCGCACGACATTGAACCGGCCGAAATGGAATTTTCTTCGGATCGGCAGTTAATAGAAGGGTGGAAGCCGCTTCAAGTGTCTACGGTTACGGGCGAGGCACTGACTACCCGGACCTCGTATCACATTGGACCCGGTCGAAATCCGTGCATGGATCAAGCCGGGCGGCTGGAACTACCCTCGACAAGCAACCGTCGCACCGGATTGTATACCAGCGGGCTATTCGAGCCCGAAAATCAGCGCGAAATTCTTAATACAATGGGGATCATTTTCAACGGAAAGTATCGAGAGAATATTCTGGATGCTGGAATTTACAATTATGTGGAAAAATATGTACGCACCAAAGGGAATTCACCGCCTGGAGTGTACTGCTATAATTTTTGCCTGAACACAGACCCGAACGACCTGCAGCCATCCGGCGCAGTCAATATGAGTAAATTCACGCAAGTTGAACTGGAACTGTCGACAATATACCCGTCACTGGATCCGAACGCGTCGTTTCACATGATATGCGACCCTACAACTGGACTACCGATTGGTGTGAATAAAACCAACTGGCGTATTTACAATTACATGTTTGATTTGGTTCTTATCGAAGAGCGCTACAATGTGTTAACATTTGTATCGGGGAATTGCGGCCTCATGTATGCTAGGTAACAACAGTATAGTAGTTTTTATTAGTTAATTAGTTAACAATTAGTTCAATTAATAAAATTAATTAAATTAATAATATCATATAACAACAATAATATATATCCAAAACCAAAGATGGACTGGTACAAAATTTTATACTATACAATCCTTTATGGGTCATACATATTATACGGACTGCTACTGCTCGCCATTTTAGGCGGACTTCCCAATATGAATTTGTCAGATAAAATTCCCGAATACCTCACCGTGCTTCAAAATGGGTTGAAGTACTACGTGTGCTTTTTCCTAATCGCGCGATTCAATCCGTTTATGCGGTCAAAGGGAGAAGAGTTTACAGATTTTGACGCCGATGTCGTTTTTTCATCCGCAATTTTCTTACTGCTCACTACATCGTTCACTTCAATTGCGTACACGCACGTTATGGAACAAATAAAAAACCCGCTTCGAAACCCGTTTAAAGATGTTAATATTAATAAGGACGTACTGAAATCTATCCAGGATATAAAAATATTTTAATCCATCTACCTACGCTGCCTAGTTTGGTTTCGTCCTCCTCTCCCGTGTCGCATTGTCTTTTTTCGATTTGGCCTGGAATCAGATGCATTCGTCGTCGTATGTGCATTTATATGCATTTTAGGCGGCGATGGTGGCGACCTCCTCTCTGAATCGAAAAACCATTTCACCTTTTCAAGTATCGTTTCACCAACGAGCGCATCTACTTCGCGTTCATCGTCGGTATATTCCGCCGATAATGATAACTGGGATTTCTTCTCAAGGATGCGGTTCAACTTGAATGCTGCGGGTTGCGACGTTGCAATACCGAGAGAGTGATATAGCGGACTTGACATAAACCTTTTTATAAAAACAGACTGGTCAATTCTGCGTTCGTACGGTTTGACTTCAATGACGTATACGTTACTCGTATGCATCCCAGGATGCGCCCGGTCGTCTACAAAAAACACCTCAATTTTCCCTTCCAAGTTGGTGCATCGAACCAGATCGTTGTATGTTTTATCATGACTGGTACGTCTCACTTCAACCGTCTCTCCATTCGGGCGCTTGAATGCACCAATTACGCGGTCAAACAAGGAGACCCCGCTTTTATAATTGAAATAGTTTTTAATGCTCTCGGTCCATTCGCGCGGGCCGGTATTGTTCGTGTATATCATAACGTGATCGCACTTGTGAACGCGCTTCATTTTTACAAGAAATTGCATAGTGTCCATTATTTTTGGACGCAGGACCTCTGGATACAGGTCAACAATGGCATTAAAATTATCCCGAATGACCTTGTCTGGGTTGGTATGGACTAGTTTTAATATTCGGGCAAGCGTATAAATAAATTCGCTTAAATCAGAAAATGTCCCCAGTGTTTCATCCATATCAAACACCGCAATACGCATTACACTTGACGCATTAGGAGGATCATGTTTCATTTTATTTTATTTATATACTTATAGTTTATAAATTATATTTTATATTTTACATTTATTTAGAGAGAGTTTATTCGCAAATAGCAAATATAAAATGCCAGCTATAGATAGACAATTGACGAGACGAAAATGCGAACGAATTTTGCGGTTTTATAAAAACCCGTTTACTCGTACCGAACAGTTAAGCATATTACGGAAAAAAACCAAGGATATACTTAACGATAAAATGTGCAAATGCGTGAACGCTCTTTATAAAGGGACTGCAGCTAGTACTAGTAAGGATTTGCACGCATACGAAGACTCGATTGCCATATGTAAGCGTAGCGTATATGGAAGAAAGGGTTTAACACCTCCAAGATTCACGTGCAAGATACGTAGGCGGTAGGCGCTAGTTATCTTGATCTTGAATCCATTGAATCCCTTGAATCCTATTCAAAATCAGCTTCCATTCTGGGTGCATCTTTTCCATAGGTAGTTTAGAGAACGCACTGAGTTCAACTGGACCGTCTTCAAACTGGTCCAATACCACACGTGCTACGGGCGTGTACTCTGGACGGGATAGGATAAAATCACACAAATTGGTTCGAATGAAAGTGTCACACTCGCATTCAGGTACGGATGTTATAAGGAATCCGTCCACCCTTTCACGCAAGTCGGCGTCTTCAAGAACTTGGTCATAAATTGTCGCGCCGCCAAAAATCCACAGCACGTCCAGCGAAAGTTCATACTCGGCTTTTTGAATTGCCTCATGTATTGATGTCGCAGTATGAAGATGAAGATAATCGGTTGTTTTTGCTTGCGTTTGTGTAACGACGATTGTTTCCCTGTTTGGAAGAACCCGGCCAATTGATTCGAATGTTTTTCTACCCATTAAAAGCCCATTTTTTATACCTGGGGCGGTTGTTATCTCTCGCATAAATTTTGAATCTTTTTTAGATCGCCATGGAATTTGCCCATTCATCGAAATACCTTGAAGGTGTGAATGCGCTACAATGAACCATATTTGCATTTGTATTTGATCGTTACTTGTTTAAGTTTAAGTTTAATATTAATTATTTATAAATCTATATTTAATATTTTTTTATAGACAAATCAACACGATAGATTAACTATGTCGTCGACTATAACGTCGTCTACGATTGGTAAGCGGGTTCAATGTTTTGCGTTTGCGACGACCTCCCCTGCTTCCGGTTCTACGAGACCGCTGCCTTCTTTTCATATCGCCGCGTGTAGGAAGGTGATCGCAATGTATAGCCCTTTGCGAATCACTGATTCCACTAGTAGACCTACATTCTGTCTTCGCACTTCTAATAACAGCTGCAACCTGTCCGTGTTCCAATAGCCCCATATCAAAAAGTTTAATGGCTAGTTCTCCATATGAGTGAAAATAAATAATCCTTGGATCCGTCGAGCCTGCTACCTGTTGTCTAACAATATGAATACAAACGGTTACAGTTACATCTGACTGATTTAACATGCGTATGCCGGCAACTTCGTCACCTTGTCCGTTGTCGCCAATCCATATGTAATGTCGTTCTGGAAAAATTCTAGCATATTGCTGAAAGCGCGCGTACTTTGTCTCGGCGATGGTGCGATAAAATGCCCCATCGGGATTATTACCTCTATAAAGCGCAGTCAATAACATACTGGGTGTATTTCGGACAATGTCTCGTTTACCCTCTATCCCCTGAATAAATGAGAAATCAGTTCCGCCTAATATGTCTTTTAGTTCTTGCGAGTTCAACTTTTTAGTCTTCGCCGCCCCGGGGGTTGCAGAAAGAACGGTAGAATAGTGGGTTGAATTCCGCAATAAATGGAGTTGTCGATGTAATTCCTTTACACCGGGGTACGCTGTATGTTGGAGCCACGACGCGTCGCTTCCTGCAATGAATGTTTTCTTCAATTGGTTGGCATATAGAGTGTCATCGATATCGGTTAAAACGTGATACAACTTAGGCATTTCTGCCGCATTATACTCGCTAGCAATTGCTTGAAACGTTGAGAGTAATGCGTCGCCTTCGCGCGTCGTACTTCCGTCACGATTGAATATCAATTCTCGTAAGTCGCATCCGTAACTATTAGGAGTGCTAGCAAGAATATATTTGTATTTGCAGTCGACGTCTTTTGAAAAACTGACGTCTAACATTTTTTTTAACTTGTTTATGTCGGCGTAATTGTGATCGCGAAGGTATGCATTAAATGTCGCATTCAATGATGTCAGTATTTCACCTTTTGTTGCTTCCGAAACAGTCCCTTTGTACGTATCAACTAATGATGAATACACATTTTCTGCAGGCACCAATTGTCCTGCAGGTAAAACATGCACCGCCGGCGATACATTACGTACTGATGTATAACTGGCGAAAGGACTCATTCTCGACGAAGCTGCTGCTGATGCTACTGCTGCTGATGCACTTGAGATCGAGCTGGGAACCGTGGATAACCCACCTAGGGTCGAGTTTGAATAGGGGGTAAGTGCCATATTATTAATATTATTAATAGTATTATATATTATTATATGCCAATATAAATATATAATAATATATATTGTTATACCTCTTCTAAAGTTTCGTCAAGTTCTTTCATCTCGATATGGTTTTGCCGATCATTAATTGACGTCCTATAATCGTGAACATATTGATAGAAAAGAATGCTTCCCGATAATCCTAGAAACATGACTGATAATCCAATTATTGTATCCAGTGGTTCTTTGAACCATACAAAGGAATATGTGAGTTGAATAACGCGTCGCACCAAATCAAGCCCGCTTAATAAAATGTTTGCAGGAATTGCGCTTCGTTTACTGGTGTTTAATATATATATTTTATTGAACATGTAGAGCTGGAGACCAAACGCAATAAAAAAGTACATGGTTACCGTACTTGGATTTATCGGCGGTGTATTTTTCACGGTATAAAATATCGCAAACGGTGACGCAATTATCAAATACGTGCACTGAAAAATGATTTGAAAGTCTATACTTTGAATATGGTTTCCGTGACGTAGCATTGCATACTCGATAAGGTTGTTATATGTCGCATTCAAAAAACATGAAATTAGTACAATTGTCGCATCTTGAATGACCGTCTTAGGCGTTTCTGCTGCCATAATGTACTGCGTGGTGGAGAGGGTTTGCGCTATAACGAGAGATACGCAACTTGCAATATAGAGCCGCGTCACCGGTTTTTTCAACAAGTATTTGAACCACGGAATATTGAAAATGATGAATCCCGACCTCAGTATCGTATAATAACTGAGGGTTATCGTGTTCAGTGCAAAAAAGACTGTAACGGTCTCGATCGTATATAGAATGCCGGTGCATATCGGATATAACAACACGTGTCGATTTTCTGGACTGGTATACGATTTGATTTGTTCCCATGAAAATTTGTGTATGAAAAAACAACTATAAAAAGGGGTAAACAACAAACTTAATAACACATTGAACCATTCGTTTTTATACCCGTATTCCATGTTCACATACTTCATGCAAATCAAGTATTCGGATAGCGTGACAACAAATAGTACGGAATTTAATATTAATAAAAAGGACATGGATCAACCCATCAACATTGTTCTATATGGATACTTACATTTATATCAGTTACTCAGATACGATTACTCATTCACGGTATTTGAAAAATAGTGCAAACAACATGGCGTTCACGGCCACGCTTATAACCCCGGCCACGATAAGCGATGTATCTTGGATAAAATACCCATGAAGAAGCCATAGCACGCTGGTGAGCAATAATAGAGACAGCGAATAAATCGACAAGTCGTGCACTTGCTGACTTTGGTACGATTTATACAACTGCGGAATCATTTGAATGCAGTTTGTAACCGGTGCTAAAATGGAAACGCTTTGTGCGAACAATGCAAGTGACATTTTTCTTGGTTGTTGTTTGTCTATTTGTTTGTTTGTTTTTTGTCTGTATGGTGTTGTCTGTTATACTATTCCAGTAAATTATTTGAAATGAAAATCAATAATGAATAAAGAATATAAACACTTTTTTTTATTGATATTACTACATTAGTACCATCAATCAATGTCAACAAAAAATAGATACAGCACGCCTGAACGAGATGCTCCTGACTGCCAGGACTGGACTACCGTAACAATGAGCAAGGCGAGACGGCGGACTGCATCGGCAGAGGCGGCGTCCACGCCGTCACAATCACAAACAAATTTAAACTCGGCATCCGCAGTCGTGGCTGCAATCACCAAACCGGTAGGATCGGGATCGGGATCGGAAGACGACCAGAAAAAAACAAAATACATCGCTAAAGTAACGTCGGATGCGGTACGCGTTTCGCGATGTGAGAAAAAACTCACCCAGAAAGAGCTCGCTCAAAAGTGTAATATGGACGTATCCATCATTTCCGAAATTGAGCGGGGTGGTTGCGTTTACAATCCAACCCACGTGAATAAAATTCAATCGATTCTCGGAGTAAAAATACCCAGATCGTAGTTGGTATTAATAACTATTAATTCATCAAATAAATAAATTATGAATAAATTATGAATAAAATATAATATAACGGATAATATAAATATTAGTTATAAAATATTTTATATTATTTGATTTTACATGATCATTGATCTATGCGCGCTCGTATTCGCGGACAGTCGGTTGCCATACATTGAGGCATTTTTGTCAGAGATTCCAATCGATAACTGCTGTGTAGTATTCGATTACTATAACGATACTCCAGAAACTCTCTCGTATAAGGTAAGTAAATTAAATATTGATAGACGAATTATTCGCCATACCGATATCGTAGACGAGTCTGGACACGTTTTCGAAGGCGAATCATTCAATTTCAACTCTATAACTATACTCCATGATAATTCGACCTCACTTTGCTGTACGAACCCATCATATACATTTTTACATGGAATGTCTGCGTGCACAGTGATGAATGCGGAGAATGACGATCCAGCCATTGCGAGTTGGGAACAGTTTATTCAAATGTTCTCCAGTTTAATAACAACTTATGGTGTAAAATCAATCGATATACGGGCCCCCGAATTAAATAGTGACCCGAACTGGAAGTTTATTATTCAAAATTTAATGAATCGTTTAGGTGTGTATGTTCGTGCGATAGAAATTTTAGAATTTATGCCACACTATTCATTTTTAGAGTAACGTGTATAAGTATAACGTATAAGTATAACGTATAAGTATAACGTATAATAAATATATTATTAATTTATTATAAGTAACTCTCTCATTTTGTTGTTAATAGTAGGAACATAACAATGTCGGCATATTCATTAGATTTCGACGGAAGCAATGATATAGTTACCGTAGCCAATATTGGCACGCTATCCAGTGTTACCGTGGAATTTTGGATGTATAATACGGATTCGGGAAATGGAGGTCGCTACGCTCAGATGGTATCCAGAGGCGCGAACGGAAGTGGATGGGATTGGTCGGCATATCTTATTCCAGGAAATACGCTGCGATGGGTTGGACCGGGCGTAACAACTATAGATATTAATAGCGTAATACCATTGGATACGTGGACCCATATTGCAGTTACGTGTAATAATGTGCAAACAAAAATTTATATAAACGGGGCACTAATTCGCACTCAAAGCACGACAACTGCGATGACAAATCAAACCAGCAGCGTTATGTTTGGAAATGATGTAAGTATGTCACGACCATATAGGGGTCGGTTGGCGCAAGTTAGAATTTGGAATATCATTCGGTCTGACTCAGATATTTCGACATACTATAATGCAACTTTAGTAGGAAACGAAACCGGGTTAATTGGCTACTATAAACTGAATTCAACGTCGGGAAGCACCGCCGTAGATACATCATCATCGGCCAGAAATGGAACCCTATCAAATTTTTTATTATCGGGAACAACATCAAATTGGGTGGTCGGTGGACCGTCGTTAGGAATTACTCCAACGATCGGCGCTCTGGCCGCCATTCCTACAAAAACGGTCGGGACGGATGTATCATTTAATCTCGTCGACCCGTCTTCAAATAGCAGTGGCGCATTTACGTATTCGTCGAGTAATACGAATGTTGCAACCATGTCAACCAATACCGTTACGATTGTAGGACCCGGCACAAGCATAATAACCGCAACGCAAGCCGCCGACGCATCCTATAACGCTGGAAGCGTTAGCACCACCCTTACGGTAAATGCGATACTTCCCACTTTCGGAACATTCACGCTCGGTCCAAAACTGGGATCGTATCTCTTGGCTGACGCATCCTTCTCTCTTACCGCGCCGACATCCGACAGTTCGGGGGCATTTTCATACACGTCGGACAATTCGGGTGTTGCTGCGGTTATAGTTCCAGCATCGTCGGAAACACTATATTCTATAACATCTCCAGCCAATCGAACATTGTCTCTGACCAATTTCCCAATTCTTGGTGCAATGCCGACTTGGGAAATGAATATCAGGTTTAATACCGGTGCAACCGGAAACAACAGTTGGCGCGCACTGATAGGCGATATGTATAATACAGTTAATACCGGCCGAGGCTGGGGCGTGTGGGTTTCAAATTTAAATAGTATCCACTTTAGCTGGATAAGTAATACATGGGACGTGCCAGGTGTTTCGGTTGCTCTGAGCACTGAGTATATTCTCAAATTAACACGAACGCCCACATCCTTAACCGCTCTGCTGACGACCGTATCTTCCGGTGCAACCCAAACTGCAACAAATACCGCGATGAGTAACACAAGCGCGTATGTGATGTCAGTAAACGGTCCAGTTACTATCGGTGGGTGGATAAGTACGGCCGGTGAGATTTTTCCCGGAACCATAGCGTATGTAACTGTTATAAACCCCAATAACTCCGTATCTTCAAACACAACCTCTAATTTACTCGCACGATATGACGCCAGTGTTGCATCTGGTTATACGCTTAGTGGAAGCAATGTGACGCAGTGGACTGACTTGACTGGAAATGGGTACCACCTTACAGCAAACGGAACTGGGCCTACCGCCACAACTATCAACTCGGTGGCTGCTTTAAATTTCAATTCCGGTTTAGGTTTAATTCGCGCATCGGTTCCGTTATCAACGACGATTACAGTTTTTATGGTTGCTAAATATAGCACCGCTATCGCCACGTGGGGAACATTTATGCACCATGGAAATCGAGATACTGACTGGAGTTTAGAAAGAAATAGTATTTCCAGCGGTTTAACAGTTCAGTTTCAAATAAATAATGATAATACGTATTGCCAAATCGCGGCCGCAAATAATACGAATTATTTATGGGTTGGCCGTATCACTGGGAATACTCGTGATTTCTGGATGTATTCGGATACATTGGCACCAGTATACGTAACCAGCAATACGCCGGCGGTAACTATATCGGGTGGCAATAAGACTATTTATGTCGGTAAGTCTGATAATAATGAAGCATCTAACAGTTCTATCGGTGAAATTCTTTATTACAACGCGTCATTATCGAATGCAGATGTAAGCGCCAACATTTTATACCTTCAGAACAAATGGCTTTATTCAAGGTACGTCGCTTGGATTCCTTCTACTAACCCATATGTCAACCTTGTTTCAAACGGCACTGCAAACATCACTGCAACTCAGGTTGCGTCCGGAAATTACCTTAGTAAAAGCGTGAGTTCTCTTCTAACCGTTTCTAATCTAACTACGCCTACATTGGGAACGTTTACTGTGCCGTCTACAAAGGTGTACGGCGATGCATCGTTCAATATATCACTTCGTCCCACTAGTGATAGCAGCGGGGCAATCACTTATAGTAGCAGCAATACTGGCGTTGCCACAATCGATGCGTCCGGAAACTGGATAACACTGGTTGGCGCGGGTGACGTGAGTTTCAATGCCACC